TGTAGATAAAAAAGCAGATGCATTTAGGTACGAAAGCATTTATGCGTACCACCCCCATAACCAAAACAAAATACTGCAAGGACAATTAGTAGACTTTGTAGTAGCGTAACAATAATAAGAGGTGTAGTAAATGCCCTATTTAACCAGCAGTATTCCGTATTTTAAAGCATGGGTAAGAAGAGAGTATACAAAGAACTTAGAAGAATATCAAGGCCAGTTTCTACACTGCATGGTGATAGGAGTAACAACTCTACCCAACAGGACGCTAAGCTTCCAAGTTATCTTTACAGGGTGCGAGTCAGACGTTTCGGAAGAAGAACAGAACGTTCACGGCGGGGCTATGTGGGCTAGGTTGCCTCTAACAGCTTTAGTAGCAGACACACCTTTAGAAGAATGGCCTGAAGAGTTACCACCTTATTTGGCACAGCCTTGGGATTGTATGTCTCACTGGCATTCCGTATATAAGTTAGAACGAGCAAGTCCAGCACCTTGGATAGCTAAGGTTGACGGGGAGTTCTACCCAGCAAAATATTACTTTACAGTTGACTATACAGATAGTGAAGTAGCAGATGACCCAGCACAACATAAGCAGTCACACGTTTTAGAACTGCTAGATGCTGGACCTTACACAGGTAACATGGTTGCGTTACCCAATAATAGAGTGAGAGTAACTCACCCTGCGTGGTTTGAAACAGGTGAAGGTGCTCCTGACTTCAAGCCTAACCAACATACGTACAACTCAAAGGAAGACGTAGGGTATGTATGGGATACGCAACGAGTGTTCAACAATCTATATAACGAGGGTTAAAGAAGATGAAGAAGCCTACAGAAAACCAAAAGGGTTTGAAGAAGCTACCAAAGGGTGTACGTAATAAAATGGGGTACATGAAGGATGGTGGTAAAGTTAAGAAAAAAGGTTATGCCAAGGGCGGTATGATGAAGAAAAAAGGTTATGCCAAGGGCGGTATGATGAAGAAAAAAGGTTATGCTCTAGGTGGCTCTACAACGCCTATGGAAGGCGAACAAAGCCGTTACCGTCCATCAGCCAACCGTGCTCCACAAGGAATGATGTCAGCTAGAGGTATGACTGCTGGCATGGGTATGGCTAAGGGTGGTATGATGAAGAAGAAAGGTTACGCTAAGGGTGGTATGATGAAGAAGAAAGGTTACGCTAAGGGTGGTAAAGTTATGACTTACAACTTAGGTGGTATGGTAAAAGAACAGCGTGACAACCGTAAAAACAAAAAGTAACAAACATGGCTGGCATTAACTTTAGAACAGAAACAAAACTTACTGAGGTAATAGGTAGCTCTGCTAGTACAGTGAGTAATCCTAATAATGCCACACTATTGTTTACCTGCCCATTAAGCTACGAAGCTGAAGTAGTTTTTCTTATGGTAGCTAACGAAGATAATTCAACTTCTAATATTGGAATACAAGTCTATCATTCAGACAGCAATACGTTTCATTTTCTACATGGACAACAAGCTATACCAGGTTTAAACCACGTACAGTTTATAGGTAGTGGCCCTTTGTTTTTACATGAAGGTGATAAAGTTTTAGTATTTAGATATAGTCCTACACATAACTTTGATGCTACTATTTCTTGTAGACTATATTACACTCCTGCAAGGCGGCTATGATTAAATAACAATACTAATTTAGTCATACATATGTTATAACTATCTCCATAGCACAACAACAGTAAAAAGGAGATAGTGCAATGAAATGGCTTAACAACATGTGGGAAGGCTACAAACTAAGTCAACAAAGACGTGTAGCTTACTGGCAACTTCAGAACCTGTCAGACAAAGATCTAAAAGATATGGGTATCCACAGATCAGAAATCTACAGGGTAGCATACGGAAAGTAAAATGAGTACAAGACAACTTACAGAAAAACAACAGGCTTTCATGGCAGTGCTCTTTGAAGAGGCTGGTGGTGATGTAGTTGTCGCTAAACGTTTAGCTGGGTATAGTGATAACTCACCTACGACTACAATAGTGGAGGCTTTAAAGGATGAAATATTTGAGGCAACTAAGTCGTACATGGCAAGGATTGGCCCTAAGGCTGCGATTGCATATGGCAGTGCTTTGGACGATCCTACCCAGCTAGGTGTTAAAGAAAAGATGATGGCTGCAGGTCAGATACTTGATCGTGCAGGTGTAGTTAAAACGGAGAGGGTAGCAGTAGAATCAACGGGTGGGTTGTTCATACTGCCCCCTAAGAACGCTGATGATGCTGAGGATTCGTAAAGAAAGACCTCTTCAGAACGAATACTGGATGTTACCTAAATTACCGTACAAGGTAAAGGTATGGTTACGCATCCCAAGAATAAGTAGATACGTTCCGTTTGGTTACGAGATAGACCCTGAAGATGAAGAGTGGTTAAACCCCATACCAAAGGAGTTAGAGCTTTTAGAGTTAGCTAAGAAACACCTGAAGCAGTATAGCTTACGCCAAGTTGCAGCTTGGTTGACTACACAGTCAGGCAGAGAGATAACTCACGATGGCTTGAGAAAACGTATAGATGTCGAAAGAAAAAGAAAGCAACTTACTTCAATTAAACGTGAGTACGCCAGAAGGCTCCAGAAGACGTTACAACAGATCGAAGCGCTCGAAAAAAACTACACAGGAACCTACGCCTACGAAGACGATGACGAAAGCTGCGAAGCCAGCCACAGTCAAACCTCCTGAGTATGACGTTGAAGAAGTACAGAACATTGTCTTTAGACCTAACCCTGGTCCACAGACACAGTACCTAGCTTCAAGTGAACGTGAGGTTCTATATGGTGGGGCAGCAGGTGGTGGCAAGTCATATGCAACACTAGCTGATCCATTACGTAACATGAACAACCCAGATTTCAGTGGTCTACTTGTTCGACACACAACAGAAGAACTTAGGGAACTCATACAGAAAAGCCAAGAGTTGTACCCTAAAGCTATACCAGGAATAAAGTGGTCTGAGCGTAAGTCGCAATGGACTACACCAAGAGGCGGCACACTTTGGATGTCGTACTTGGACAGAGACACAGACGTTATGCGCTACCAAGGTCAGGCGTTTAACTACGTAGCATTTGACGAACTCACTCAGTGGTCTTCCAGTTTTGCGTGGGATTACATGAGATCACGTCTACGTAGTGCAAACAAAGACTTAGGTTTGTACATGCGAGCTACTACAAACCCAGGTGGGATTGGACATGCTTGGGTTAAGAAGATGTTCATTGACCCAGCGCCACCTAATACGGCTTTCTGGGCAACGGACATAGAGTCTGGTGAGGTATTACGCTTCCCGAAAGGTCATAGTAAAGCTGGTCAACCCTTGTTCAAGCGAAGGTTTATACCCGCCAGCCTCTTCGATAATCCGTACTTAGCTGAAAGTGGTGACTACGAAGCTATGCTTCTGTCACTACCAGAGCATCAACGTAAGCAACTACTAGAAGGTAATTGGGATGTAAACGAGGGAGCAGCGTTCCCTGAGTTTAACAGACAGGTACACGTAGTAGAACCTTACAAGATACCTAAGAGTTGGACTAAGTTTAGGGCTTGCGATTATGGCTACGGTAGCTTTACAGGCGTTGTTTGGTTTGCAGTTACACCAACAGAGCAACTTGTAGTTTATAGAGAGTTGTATTGCTCTAAGGTTACAGCTACTGACTTAGCTGACATGGTACTTGACGCTGAAGCGGATGACGGTAGCATAAGGTACGGTGTGTTGGATAGCTCCCTGTGGCACAAAAGAGGTGACACTGGCCCTTCCTTGGCAGAGCAAATGAACGCAAAGGGATGCAGGTGGAGGCCTTCAGACCGTTCAAGAGGCTCAAGGGTTGCAGGTAAAAACGAGCTTCACCGCCGCTTGCAAGTTGATGAGTACACTGAGGAGCCAAGGCTAGTGTTCTTTTCGACTTGCACGAACTGCGTAGCTCAGATACCTGGTATACCTTTGGATAAAAGAAATCCAGAAGATGTAGATACCAATGCTGAAGATCACTTGTACGATGCTATCAGGTACGGTATAATGACAAGACCTAGAAGTTCCTTATGGGATTTTAATCCTAGAACACATAATGCAGGTTTTCAAGCTGCAGACTCAACCTTTGGATATTAGTTAAATGGCAGAAGAAGATATTGTAAACGAACAAGGCGAACTGTTTGAGACAGATGATGTAGCTGTTATTCAAGACGGGGATGACTTGGATGTGCCTAGCGTAGTGTCTTACGTAGAGTCACGCTTCCATCGTGCAGAAGATTCAAGATACGCAGATGAAAACAGGTGGCTTCGTGCTTACCGTAACTACAGAGGTATATATGGAAGTGATGTACAGTTTACTGAAACTGAGAAATCTAGGGTTTTTGTCAAGGTTACTAAGACTAAGACGTTGGCGGCTTACGGTCAAATCGTAGACGTACTCTTTGGTAGCTCACGGTTTCCACTTACAGTAAACCCTACAACTTTACCTGAGGGTGTCGCTGAGTCTATGCATATCAGCATGAACCCCCAGACAGAACAAGCTATGGACCCTTTACGTGGGGCTTTTGAAGAAGAACCTAAAGTTAAGTTCTTGTTTGATCCTGATGAGAAACTAAAGCCCGGCGAGACAATGTATGACCGTATGAAACGTATGGGTCCACTACAGAAAAAACTTGAGGCTGTAAGCGATAAGATTATTGAAGGTCCAGGCACTACACAAGATACTGTCACTTTCCATCCTGCTATGGTAGCAGCTAAGAAGATGGAAAAGAAAATACATGACCAGTTAGAAGAGAGCGGAGCTAATAAACAGCTTCGCCATACTTCTTTTGAGATGGCGTTGTTTGGCACGGGTATTATGAAGGGTCCGTTTGCTATTGATAAAGAGTACCCTAACTGGAACGAAGATGGTGACTACGATCCTACGATAAAGACTGTACCATCTACAAGCCATGTGTCCGTGTGGAACTTCTATCCTGATCCTGATGCGTACAATATGGATGAAGCAGAGTACGTCATTGAGCGTCACCGTATGACACGTTCTCAGATGCGTGGCTTAAAGTCACGTCCTTTCTTCAGGAAAGAGTCTATTGATAAAGCTATCCAGACAGGTGAGTCCTACGATAAGAAGTATTGGGAACATGACATGGAGGATGACGATCAACAGTCTGGCTCTCCTGAACGTTATGAAGTCCTAGAGTTTTGGGGCTACGTTGATACGGATGTTCTAGAAGATAACGGTGTACGCATTCCTCGTGAACTTAAAAACGCAGAACAAGTAAACGTAAACGTTTGGATTTGTAACAATGAAGTTCTACGTTTAGTGTTAAACCCATTCAAGCCTACACGTATTCCTTACTACGCTGTGCCTTACGAGCTTAACCCATACAGTTTCTTCGGTGTGGGTATTGCAGAGAACATGGACGATACGCAGACTTTGATGAATGGATTCATGCGTATGGCTATTGACAACGCTGCGCTTTCAGGTAACCTTATCATTGAAGTAGATGAGACTAATCTAGTACCAGGTCAAGACTTATCTGTGTACCCAGGAAAGATATTCAGACGCCAAGGGGGTGCACCAGGGCAAGGTATCTTTGGTACTAAGTTCCCTAATGTAGCCAACGAGAATATGCAACTATTTGATAAAGCAAGGGTTTTGGCTGATGAGAGTACAGGTTTCCCATCGTTTGCACACGGGCAGACAGGTGTTTCAGGAGTGGGAAGGACTGCTTCTGGGATTAGTATGCTTATGTCTGCAGCTAACGGCTCTATACGAAATGTTGTAAAGAACGTAGATGACTATCTTATTGGCCCTCTTGGTAAAGCGTTCTTTGCGTTTAATATGCAGTTTGACTTCGACAAAGAGATAAAAGGTGATCTAGAAGTTAAGGCATCAGGTACAGAAAGCTTGATGGCTAACGAAGTACGTTCACAACGCTTGATGCAGTTCATGGGTGTAGCTTCTAACCCAGCGCTTATGCCGTTTGTTAAGAGTGATTACATCATACGTGAGATTGCTAAGAGCATGGACCTTGACCCTGATAAGGTGACTAACTCTTTGGGTGACGCAGCTATCCAAGCTGAGATCCTCAAGAAGTTTACTACACCACCTGAACCCCCAGCAGGTGCAGTACAAGGTCCACCTCCACCACCTTCACCAGGAGCAGCACCAGAGCAAGCAGGAGTTGGCGTATCTGACACTACAGGCGCTGGGGGTGGTAACATAGGTACAGGTACAGTACCTACCCCAGGTGAGCAAGGATTTACTGGTACATGACAATAAAGAAGCTAGTAAACGATAAGCCTCTGTGGGATAGTTTTCTAGAGGTAATCAATAATAAGATTGCAGTAGCACAACGTAGGTTAGAGCAAGAGACAACTATGGAAGGTATGTACCGTGCTCAAGGCGAGATTGCTGCCCTACGCAGATTAACTTATTTACGGGATGAAGTGAATGGCAAATCCGTATGAACAAATGGCTCAGAGTTTAGGTGAGGCTGGTGTAAATCTATCAGGAACTAAAACCTATAGTAACTACGAAAAGTCTCAAAAACTAGCTGGCGGTGACAGAGATGATCCACCACCTACTAGACCAAGAGCTAGGCCTGAAAGTAAAGACACAAGTGAATCTCCTACTATATCTATTGTAGATGCAGATACAGATGAGACAGTAGCTAATTGGGATGTAGGTAGTGGAGATGTTACTTTTTCAGGTGACAGTTCATTAAGTGAAACAACACAGCGAAGAAAAAAATCTAAATCTGGTTTAGCTGTTCCAGAACCTAAAATAAACATTGGTCCTTTAGAAATAAAAGAAAGAGATGCAAAGCTAGATGTCTCTATGGATTGGTCTAACGTTTTTGATAACCTACTAAAAGATGCAATGCCAAGAGGCGTAGACTTAAATAGATTTAAAACATCATGGGATGGCGAAACAATAAAGCTACTTGACGTAGGTATGAGCTTTGCAGAGGGTGGTAAAGTGAGCGATAAAGCACAACTAGAAATGGAACTCATTATGAACGAGCAGGTAGACCCTGTAAGTGGTAACACTGCTCCTATAGGCGCTAAACCTGAAGAGGTTCGTGATGATGTAGAGATTAGAGTTAGTCCAGGTGAGTATGTAATAAATGCACAGACGGTAAGATACTTTGGAGAGGATTTTTTTGATGAGCTACAAAAAGCTGCAGCAGAAGGTTTTAAACGCATTAAGGAAGGTGAAGAGCTACCTTTCAGAGATGATGAACTCGATATTGAAGATGATGAGACTGAAGAAGTAGAACCAGAAGGTTTTGCTCATGGTGGACGTGTTAAAGGTTACGCTGAAGGGGATCTGGTAGTACCTGAACCTGTAGGTGGTGGCTATGGTCAGTACGGCGGTACTGGTGCTATGTTTATGGGATACCAAAGTAAAACATT